AGTCTCTGCATCGAGTCCGTGAACAGCCTTGAGATCCTGAGCAAGCTCAGTTGTGTACTCAGCCTTGAGTGCTCTGGAACGTGCTTCGACAGCAACGCGATCAATGTTGAACGCCATCTGTTGGAAGTTGCTCTGATCGGCAGCACCGAGAAGTTCGGCAGTACCAGTAAGCATTCCACGCATGGTGTTAGCAAAGGGAGCGTGCGGGAAGGTATTTCCGCGTGGATCTGCTCCGAGGGAACCACCAGCAAAGCCACCAGTAATACCAGTTGGGTTTACACCACCAGTTGCACTGAATGCAGCTCCATCGGCAGCATTACCCGAACCACCGAACTTAGTCTGTGCTTCTTGGAATAGAGCTTCCTGACCAGCAGAAGTTGCGCTACCATTGACACCAGAACCGGCTGCTGCTTGCTCATCGTAACGAGCACGCATCGCGAAGATGAGTCCAGTGGGTGCGCTCATGGGCTGCACACCAGCAATGTCATAAGCCATTAAGTTTGGCATAGCACGACGAACGAGGCTGATAAGGACGGGATCGTAACCAGCGAGCTTACCTGCTGAACCAACCTGTGGATCAGAGAAGTTACCGCCCATTTGGTTGGCGGGTCCTGCTTCGGCAAGGTACTGCTCACGAAGAGCCTTTTCTTGGTTTTCTAGAAGGACAGAAGTGACCTTCTTCTTATACGAATCTTCGATTCTTGGTAATGCTTCGTGCTCTAGTAGGGGATCCCACTTTTCGCAGAGAGCATCGTATGGTGTTGTGTTATCAAAATCCATTTTAGATTTCTCCTTAAGGTTTATTTGTTTTCGTGTCTCATCTGGAATGCAAGGGTGTCAACATAGTTGTCCATTGCAGAACCATTTGAAATTTTTGGGTTAGTAGTTTCTTCGATTAGTTCTACAGGTTGAGATACTGGCGAACTTCCTTGGAAATACGACTCTTTGATTATTCCGAGCTTATTTGCAAAATCTTCGGCATCGTCAAAAGATACGTTTTCTGCTAAAACTGAGAATTTTTCAATCTCAGTATCAGCTAGATCTGTGGCATAGTGATTGAAAATCTGATGCTTTGCGGTCTCATTTAACTGACCACGCATTGTAATGTTGCTATCGATCTGCTCGTTGAGTTCTGCTTGAAGTTGTTCATTTGCTTCAAACAGTTCATCAAGAACATCATATCGTTCATCAGGAATGTTCACATAGTGAGCTTCGAAGAGACCCTTGAGTCCCTTGATGAATGATTCAGCAACATCAGTCTTGATGCCACGCTCGACGGCGAGTTCATTTTTACCAATCCACTCTTCAACAACATAGTTAAGGTATTCGTCGAGCTTCTCAGCAAGATTTCCTACTACTTCTTCTAGTTGTTCTGAAAGGATTTGACGATATGACTCGTCGAGTTGTTCAGCAACCTCATTGATTTTGCTGTTAACAGCAGCTTCAAAAATAGTTCCTGCTTTGGTCATGAATTCTTCTGAGAGTTCTTGACCATCAAACATTGCACCGAGGTGCTCTGCTACTTCTTCTGCACCCATAGTTGGGACATATACAGTAGCGGGATCATATGCTTGTGCCTTTGCAGCAACCGAAGCCATATTACCCTGTGCGACACCATCAGGAATTACTTCCGTACCGGCAGTCATGTCACCCTTACCAGAGGCATCGTGTGAGCCTCTACCAGAGGTATCGTAATCTTCTGAACCGTAGTTCTCTACATTTTCTGTAAGTTTTGTGTTTGTTTCTTCTGGCATTCGAAAGCTCCTTTTAGCCTATTCTTCCTATTTATACGATTTATAATTTTGAGATGAAGTCTTTGAACGCATTCAAAGTTGTTTCTTCTAGTTTCCTACGTGATGATTCTTTAATTTGTCTTTCATATCTTGCTATCTCTTGTTCACGTAGCAGTCCGTTATCCCATACCCATTCCTTGCCTTCTAAAATACCGTTAACAAAGGCATCTGGAGCAGATGGATCTGCGACAATATCTACCGCAGAAAGAATAAAATCATTCTGTACTTCGTTTAGTCCACCCGTTTTTTTGAGGGATCCCATACCACGAGAAGAAACACCAAGTTTTGCTCCTTCTTCAATCAAATTTTTGACAATCTTACCCATGGGAGTATCGATAACTTTCGCTTTACCCATGAAGTTATTACCATCACAATGCAATTCTTTAATGATATGCGATACTTTATCAAGATTTACTGTTGGACCCGATGGGTGATTTAATTCACCAAGGGCACGATTTTGATCTACGTATTCGGTAATGTACTTATCAATGGCAGGATTAATATGCTCCATTGGATAAATTCTACCATTACGGTTTTTTTGTTCTGCTTGCATAAAGATGCCTTGAATGTAGTACTCCTTTGAGTCGTTTTTACCTTCAACGAGACACTCTACGTCTTCTACCATTTCCGTGATGAGTTTCATCTTTATGCTTACCTTTCCTTAATCTTCGACTTCTTGTTCAACTTCATTGTTGAACATTTCAGGGGCAACTTCTTTATATTGCTCCTTTAATGCGCCAGAAAGAATATCATTGAGATAGCTTTCAGTTGCATTTTTTGCATCGATAAGGTTTTCATCAAGAATGTGTTTGATTATATCTAAACTTTGTGACATTATTTTGCCTTTCTCTTGTACTTAGAACAGAAATCCATTGATTTATTGAAACCAATTTTAGAAGAAATCAAATTCTCAAGGAGAGACTTTTGATTTTCTTCATTTATATCATCAAATACCAGCAATACATTTTCACTCTGCCGTGGCGTTAGTGTTACTTCAGAAAGATCAGAGAGTTCTACATGAATATTAGATCCCTGTCTTACACTTTCTCGTAATATTTCCACCACATTCGAGTGCAGTATTCTATCATTATTTAGATTATTTTCATGTTTAAAAACGTCTTCTACGATATCAAATGTAGATTTAAATTTATTATCGTTTACCTTTTGCTCAATAATCAAATTTACATTACTTTTGAAATCGTCAAGATTTTCATCTAATAAGTTCTGTATTGCTTTAAGTGAATTCATCCTTGTATTTCCTCAGGCGGTAACATAGGCTGTGGTGGTTGTTGCGCCATTTCTATCTGAATTTCATTGTCCATCTTGATTATTTCTTCGTCAGACATTCTAAGAATATTCTTTTTGACATAGTTGGTGGAAAAATATTGACCAATAAGAGGCTGAATGCTATTCAACATCTGCAATCTATTGGTTAGTATTTCATTTTCCTTTAATTCTGTGAAATACGAATCTCTGTTATATTCTAGTTCTATGTTTGGACTTATCTCATTCCAGTCATCTTCGGTAAGAATCCCCTTGAGAATACACTGGACTCGTAATACAGAAAGGAAGACAGTACCAAACCTACCACGAAGTCTTTCAATATACTTGTAGAACTTAACTTCATCGCGGGTAATTTCTGCTGCTCTACCCATATTAAACCCACTGTCTGGAAGCATTCTGGTCACAGGTACATTTAGTGCGTTGTATACTTTACGAAGAAGGTATTCGACATCTTCCATTTGACCAAGGTTTTGACCACCAGATAGGGTACTAATTTCAGTTCCTCTACCACCTTCTCGACGAGGAAGCCAATAATCTTCGAGCATTGACATGTGATTTCTACTGTCCTGAACTTCTCCAGTGCTCTGATTATAAATCATCTTCGTTCTATATCTCTGCATGATCTCACGAAGATATTGCTCTGCTTTTTGCTTGGGTAAGTTACCAACATCGATGTAGAAAATTCTTCGTTCTGGAGCACGAGAAATTCTATAAACAACAACGGCATCTTCAATCTGACGAAGCATGTTTACTGGTCGAATTGCTTTCTGGAGATAACCAACAACACGCTTAGAGTTTGCGTCAACTAGTCCAGAATTTGCATACGCAACAGAATCCTTCGTGATTCGTAATCCGGATGATGGTGTTTGATAAACTGAATCTTTGTCTGTATTTGTGTACATGAAAAATTCTTCAATACCAGAAACCAAAGGCGTATCACTACTATTGGGTGATTTTTTGTCTTTGATTATTTTACGTACACGCTTGATCTTGGTTGGATCGACTGGTCGTAATTCTGTAATTCCTCTCATGGGATTTTCATCATCAATCACCATATGATAAAACAATTTGGAATCTACGTACCAACGTCTAAAAATTTCATACGCTTTTGTATGAAAATCCATTAGACGTAAAACATAATCAAACTCGTTGTATAGTTTATTTTTGATTGACTCTGATAGATCTACCTTGTCTAGACCCAATTTTACAGGTTTTCTATCACTACCCATAACGATTGCATCATTACAGATGTCCTCGATGGCATTATCAACCTCTGGGTAGAGTGCAATTCCTCTATATTGCTGAATAAGGGCATTTTCGTCACGGACTGCACCGCTGAAATCTACGTATGTACCAAGGATTCCTCCTGTTTCGTACATATAAGAACCATCATATTCATCCGGTACAATTGGAGATTTTTCTGCCTCCTTTATTGGTTCGACAGTTTCTCCGTCTGGGGTTCTTCCTATTGTAAATCCGAGTATATTTAATGCCATTTGATATCGTGCTCCATAATATTAAGTAATTTCTGCCCATTGATATTCGACAGTTACTGTGAATTCTACTAAAGTATCTATAGCGTTAGAATCAAGAGATATTGGACCAATGACGGTTGGCCAACAATCAATGAGCTTTGCAGTTTTTATTACATCACCGTCTGCATCTGTTTGCTGTATTGTCCAGTCAGTGGTAAAGCTGTCCCAGACATCATTGTGAGTATTTTCGGTATAATCATTAATACCATTACTCCAGGCATTGAACTTGTTCCATATAGATTTATTTGCTCCGTTGCCAACGTTTTGATCTAGAACTCTAAACGTCCACGGATAGAATATTCTATCGCCAGGATATTTTAGAACTCTTCCTCGATATGGGATTCTTATTGGATTTATTTGACTTGCTGGTAATGCAACAGATCGAACAAAAAATCTGTTAAGTTCAGGACCACTAGTATTCGAACCACTACCAGCAGCGACTGGCCAGTCCATTTGTACATCATAACGGTGGGCTCTATTTCCTCCGTTGAACTCATCAATAAAATATTGTAGATTATTGCCCATAAAACTTCTACCTCCTAGTAAGATGAACCAGATGATGTGTTACTAGAAGAAGTTGATCTTGTTGTTGTTCTACTAGTGCTTGTGGAACTAACTGAACTTGTAGAACTTGTTGTAGTTGCAGTAGTTGGTGTAATAGTCGTGGTATTGTTGTTTCTATTTGTGTTGATTACTAATTGTATTGTTTGAATGCTACCAACAATCGCGAAAAATACGGATATCTTTAGTATATTGGCATTAATAATATCCGGTGTATTATTTGAACCATCACAGACAACAGTAGACTTTGTTATATACCCAGCACTAAGCATTTTTCTCATCATAGTAGTTATTCTGTTAGTGACTGAGCTGCGTGTTGCAGTATTATTAACTTTGAACATTGCTTGATCTGCGATTGTTTGCAATCCACTTTCGATATGAGTAAAAATACGTACACCATTAACATAGTTTAGTGCCTCACTATCAGTGTTTCGATTGGCTTTTGTAAAGTCCGAAAAAAGCCGATATGGTTCTCCTGCTGTAGTTTTAAAGTAGTTTGCTCTGGCAGATAAAATATAATTTGCGCTATCTTTGTCAATATTATATTCTAATTTCCCATTTTTAAGTTCTGCTTCGTAACCAGCAGGTGATTCTGCATAACTAGTTTGCTGTTGCTTTTCTGCCATAAGACCTGCAACATCAGCAGAAAGTAATGATGATATTGTTAACGAACCATCAAAGGAATCGTGTAACTTTTGACCCGGAACCAAGAACGAATACATATCACCAGAATTAGCTGATGGTAATGGTGGCTCAAAAGCCGAGGAACTATTTGTATTATTTCCAGCATATTTAGTTTGGTATGTACCAATTACTGCAATACATCTACGAGCGGTTCC